GCGGGCGAACTGGACAAGCTCCGCGCCTCCGGTGCAATTAGTGCGTTCAAGACCGACAACTCGACCTTGGTGCATACCGCGTGGGATCTGGGTAGTCCGGTCAATACGGTGGTCTGGTATTTCCAAGTGATCGGCGGCAACGAGATCCGCGTAATTGACTGCGACATGGATCTGGACATGACCCCTGTCCAGCGCGTCGGCCACATGCTGGCCAAGGGCTACAGCTACGGGGCGCATTTCCTGCCTCACGATGCCGCGGCGACAAGGACAAGCGGCAAGGCCGACGCCCAAGTCTACGCCGAGGCCGGTCTGGCCAACGTGCGCGTCCTACCGCGGACGCATGACATCTGGATCGGCATCAACGCCTGTTTGCAAATGTTCCCGCGGTTCAGCTTCCGCCTGCCTGCCTGCGAGCGTGGCCTCGATGCCTTGGCCAACTACGCCTACAAGCGCAGCAGCGCCACCGGCATTGTGGTCAACGAGCCAGTCCACAACTGGGCCAGCCACGCCGCGGACGCGCTCCGCATGATAGCCGAGGCCGACATGTGCGGGATGCTCAAGACCGGCTTTGCCAAGCCGCGCCCGACCGTGGTGACGACCGGCATCCGCGACTTGGACTTCAACCGCAGGACAATCGTGCGACGATGACGCCCATCGAAAAATGCAAGATGCTTTACACGCCGCAAAGCCCGCGGACGTTTGAAGAGGACATGCTCGCGCACCTTTCGCATGGCTGTTTTTTTAGCACGCCGGAGTATGTGATGATGGCGCGTCCGGTGTGCAGCGCGGCCCCGCAGGAGATGATCAACGACGTCTGGTGTGGCTTTCAGCGCAAGGACTGGGACGCATGGTATGTCTACGCCTTTGCCTTGGCCGACGACCAAGGCTTGCAGGGTTTAGTCAAAAAACTATTGCGCCACATCCCCTTTTATCTTCCGCTCATCGCATGGGAGCGAAGTGGGCATCCGCTGACTTTCTTTCAGACCGACAAACTCATCCAAAAATATGCGATTCTACAACTCGTCCAAGATTGACCTAACGTGCCGTTGCCACTTCGGCGGCGGGGCCAAGACGCCTCCCGCGCCTCCGGCCATGCCCAAGTTTGAAGCACCTCCGCTTCCCCCTGCGCCGCCACCGCCGCCCCCGCCACCGGAGGCCCAGACGATGGGAGCCAACGACGCTGCCAACATGCAGCGCAGCGCCGCAGCCCGTCGCAGCGGGTTCCGCAAGTCGATCCTCGCGGGCGAAACCGGCGGCTACGTCAATCCGGCCACCGGAGCCAACAGCCTCTTGGGCTGATGAATGGAACTTACGTTCCATCTGGCCGTCTTTGCGGTGGGCATCGTCCTGCTGATTACCGCGGCTAACGACCCCGACATGTGGTGAAAGACAACGTCCAACTCGCTGACTGGGTTCTTGCCCGCAACCAAGACTTGGGTTCCGAGCGTGCCTCATGGGACACGCATTGGCAGGAACTGGCGGAATACTTCCTGCCGCGCAAGGCCGAGATCAGCGCCAAACGCAGCGTGCCGGATAGCTCGCGCTACGATGTCCTCTTCGACACCTCTGCCGTCCAAGCCGCGGCCACGCTGGCCAATGGTCAGCTTGCCTATATCACGCCTGCCGACAGCCGGTGGTTTGTCTACGAGCCGCCCAAGGGTGTGATGAGCGACAAGGCCAAGCAGTGGTATGCCAAGTGTTCCGAGGCGACCCAGCTACTGTTGGCGACCAGTAACCTTTATACGGAAATCCATGAGTTGTATTATGACGACAGCGTCTTCGGCACTTACTGCATGTTTGTCGAGAGCGGCATGTCGCACCCGCTTGTATTCCACAAGTTTGACATCGGCACCTACAGCTTGGCCGAGAACGACGAGGGGTTGATTGACACTGTGTTCCGCGAACTGGAACTGACCGTCCTGCAAGCCGCGGACAAGTTTGGCGAAGACGCCCTCGCGCCCGCCATGCAGAAGAAGCTGGCCGAGATCCGGCGCACCGGCAAGGGCGGAACGGTTAAGCATCGGTTCGTTCATGCCCTCTACAAACGGGAAGACAACGACCGCGACCGCAACAAGGCTGACGGGCCGAACAAGCCTTGGGCCAGCGTCTACGTTGACCAAAGCAACAAGCATGTCTGCCGCAACTCCGGTTACGACGAGAAACCCTTCTTTGCCGGTCGCCACGTTAAAAGCCAGCAGGGCGTCTACGGCGTCAGTCCGGCATGGATGGCGCTGCCCGAAGCCCGCCAACTCAACTTTTTAGCCAAACAGCTTGACGCCCTCTCCGAGATCAAAGCGTTCCCTCGTCTCCTTATGCCCGCTACGCACGAAGGGGAAGTCGATTTGCGCTCTGGGGGCGTCACTTACTTCGACCCGACCCAGCCCAACGCGCTGCCGCAGGAGTGGGCCACCGCGGGCGACTATTCCATCGGACTCGACCGCGAGGCCCGCAAGACCAACGCGATCAACACCGCCATGCATGTCGATATGTTCCGCATGTTTGCCTCAATGGAGCGCACCAACATGACCGCGACCGAAGTGGCCGAGCGGGCCAGTGAAAAGCTGGTGCAGTTTTCGCCATCGTTCACCCGCAAGACGACGGAACTGCTTTCGCCCATGCTGCGCGGAGTCTTCGGTATCCTCATCCGCAACGGCCATTTCCCCCCGCCGCCGCAGGACGCGATCCAAATGGACGCGATGGGCCAGCCCATGCTGCCGGAACCGGAAGTCAGCTACGTCAGCAAGGTCGCGCTCGCCATCCGCGCCATGCACAACCTTTCCTTGGCAAGGACAATGGAGCGCAACGCGATCATCGCGCAAGTGCGACCGGAGGTACTCGACAACTTCAAGTGGGACGTCATCGCCCGCGAAACCGCCCGCAACGACGGACTGCCCGCCGACTGGCTGGCCGAAGAGGACGAGGTCGAGGACGCCCGACGCGCCCGCGCCGAAGCACAGGCCCAGATGCAGCAGCAACAAGAGATGCTCACGATGGCCGAGGCCGCAGGCAAGGCTGGTAGCGTGAAGCAGGACAGCGCCCTTGGACGTTTGATGAATCAAGCCACCGCATGACCACCGACAAAGAACTAGAGCGCAGCAAGTCGCTTCAGCGCATCAACAACGCCTACCACCGCTGCTTCGACAACGAAGACGGGCGCGTTGTCCTCGACAACCTCCGCGCCTACTTCCGCATGAACCGGCCCGCCTTTGAGCGCACGCTGGGACGTCCGTTTGATCCCATCGCCGCCGCGGTGCGCGATGGCCAGCGCGAGGTGCTGCTTTTTATCGAACACAAACTTTCCCTGCCCGTCGTCGGTGATGCCGACGTCGAGCGTCCAACCACCGAAGTCCTCCGCTAAACGCGGTTTAGGCAAAACACCAACCAACCAACACCACCATGATCGATGCAACCACCACCTCCGAAACCAGCACCACCGCGGACAGCGCCGCTGTTCCCGCGACCACCGCACCCGCTGCTAACACCAGCGTCACAACCGAAGGGACACTCCTTTCCAGTGCGCCTGCCAGCGTTACCGACACGCCAGCCGCGCAGCCAGCCATAGGCGAGAAGCCCGAATGGCTACCGGCCAAGTTCTGGACGGACAACGGCCCGAACGTCGAGGCCATCCTCAAAAGCTACCAAGGCATGGAGCAACTGGTGGGACGCAAGGCGCAAGCTGTTTTGCCGCCTACCGAGAAGTCCACGCCGGAAGAGGTGGCCGAATACCGCAAGGCGCTGGGCGTTCCCGAATCACCCGAAGCCTACAACCTCAAGCCGGAGCAACTGCCGGAAGGGGTCACATGGGATGACAACGTGGCCAAGAAAGCCGCGGAACTGGCCCACAAGCACCACATTCCTGCCGCCGCCATGCAGGAGTTCATGAAGTTCGACATGGAGCGAGCGGCGCTCATGAACCAAGCCGCCGCCCAAATGATCGAAACCCAACTGGAAACCGGACGCGCCGAACTTCAGAAGGTGTGGGGCGACAAGATGCCGGAGAAGATCGAACTGGCCCGCCGCGCCGCGGTGACCGCCGGAGTCGATCCGACCAGCCAAGGCTTCGTCGATCCGCAAGTGGTCAAGGCCATCGTCAACCTCGCGGAGAAGCTCTCCGACGACAAGCTGGTGGCCGGTGACCAGACCGGAGCGAGCAGCACCCGCGCCCGCGCACGGGACATTATGACCAACCAAGCCAACCCGCTTTACGCCCGCTACCAAGAGGGTGACGCGGAGGTGGTTGACCAAGTGCGCCGGATGCTGACCAGCGCCTAATCGACTCACCATGTCTAAAAAACCATCACGCCCGCAGTTGCTGGTCGTCGTCAGCGATCTGCATTGCGGGTCGAGCGTAGGGTTGATGCCGCCGGATAGCGAAAGCATCAA